ACCTCCGTCCACATTAAATTCTTGGAAGGTCCTTATAAAGATACCATATTCAAATATGGTAAGGTAAAGTTTGAAGAAAAAGATGAGCAAATGTATTTACTTTTTGGTTATGATGTGTTAGAATCTACTGTAAGCACCCCAAAAAAGTTGGGTAAAGATGCCGATTTTAAGAACCACATTGGTGACCTATTGGTAGAAATCATGTCATCTAACATTGAACAGGAAATTATTGATGAAGTTGGAACAGACGATATTAAAGAATCTAATCTATAACGAAGATTATTTAAGAAAAGTATTACCTTTTTTAAAGACGGAATATTTTTCCGACAACGTTGAGCGAACATTATATAATGAAATTACATCATTCACGGAAACTTACAACAAGCCGCCATCGGTTGAAGCAATTGAAATTGCCATCAAAGAAAGGCGTAATCTTACGGATGACGAAGTTAAGAGATGCGAATCGTATCTTCAGGAAATTAACTCTAATCGCACAACAGAAACCGAGATTCAATGGCTTGTTGACAAGTCGGAACAATTTTGCCAAGAGAAAGCGATATACAATGCTGTATTGGGGTCTATTTCAATTCTCGATGGCAAGGACAAAACACACGACAAAGGTCAGATTCCCAAAATATTATCGGATGCCTTGGCGGTAAGTTTTGATAACTCGGTTGGCCATGATTATTTACAGGACTCGGATGAACGATATGAATTTTACCACAGAAAAGAAGAAAGAATCCCCTTTGATTTGGACATCTTTAACAAAATTACCAAAGGTGGACTCCCAGCAAAAACTCTTAATATTGCTCTTGCTGGCACTGGCGTGGGCAAATCTCTTTTTATGTGTCATGTTGCTTCCTCTTGCATGGTGTTGGGAAAAAATGTCCTCTACATCACTATGGAAATGGCTGAAGAAAAAATTGCTGAGCGTATCGATGCTAATTTACTCAATGTTTCATTGGATGATTTGATGGATTTACCTAAAGACATGTATGATAAAAAAGTGTCTAAGGTTCGTGAAAAAACAACAGGCAAATTAATTATTAAGGAGTATCCAACAGCATCAGCTTCAGTAACACACTTTAGGACTTTATTAAATGAACTTAATCTCAAAAAGTCGTTTGTACCTGACATTATTTTTATCGATTATCTTAATATCTGTTGTTCTTCTCGTATTAAGGCTGGTGCGAATATTAACTCTTACACTTACGTTAAGTCAATCGCAGAAGAACTTAGGGGTCTTGCGGTTGAATTTAATGTTCCTATTGTATCTGCTACACAGACTACAAGGTCGGGATTTACGAGTAGCGATCCTGGCTTGGAGGATACGAGTGAATCGTTTGGGTTGCCTGCAACCGCCGACCTAATGTTTGCTTTGATTTCTTCTGAAGAATTGGAAGAAATGGGTCAGATTATGGTCAAACAGTTGAAGAATCGTTATAATGACCCAACATATTACAAACGATTTACGATTGGTATTGATAGGTCTAAAATGAAATTATTTGATATTGAACAATCAGCACAAAATGGCATTGCTGATGCAGGCCACGACAAACCATTAAACACCTTTGGTGAACGTGAAAGACAACCGAAGAAGTTTAGTGGATTCAAAGTATGAATTTAACCCATGAAGATGCTTTGCATTGTGCAAAGGTTTTTGAAGATTACTTTGGTAATTTTGACCGTATTGATGAATATATGCGTGACCAAAAAATCAATGCATTATCAGAAATACCACAATCTTTATTTCCTCCTGAAGATGATTTATTTTCAGATTTTTCCATGCACCCAAATGACATGGATTTAGAAGTAGTAGAAATACCATCTGAAACTTGGGAAACATTACTTGCCATTACCAGTTCTCATGTTAATATTGCTCCCGTAGGCCGAAATCTTAAAGTGGCAGTTAGAGAAAAGAACACAGGAAAGTTCGTAGGTTTCATTCGTGTTGGTTCACCAGTAATCAACTGCAAACCTAGAAATGAAATGCTTGGACAAGTGTTTACTCAAGACCAGGAGCGTGCCAAACGATTCAACCAATCAACAATGATGGGATTTGTTATTGTACCATCACAACCCTTTGGTTATAATTATCTTGGCGGTAAACTTTTGGCAGCCATCTGTTGTTCTCATACCATTCGTGAAATGGTAAACAAAAAATACAATATGAATATGTGTTTATTTGAAACTACTAGTTTGTATGGTTCATCCAAATCATCATCACAATATGATGGCATGAAACCTTATATTCGTTATAAAGGATTGACTGATTCAGACTTTCTTCCAATGATGCATGGAAAACCATACTCGGAGTTGGTTGCATTTGTTGAATCAAAAGTTGGTAAAATTGTAGATGATAATATCTCCAGTCGTAAACTGAAGATTTCAATGAAGATTATCTCTTTAACTAGAGCTGCACTAAAAGGTAAACCAGAGCTTGCCAAATTCACAGAAACCATTGATAATGCTAAGAAACTAACAGAACAAAAGAGATATTATGTTTCGAACTATGGTTTTAAGAATTCAATAGATTATATTAATTGTGCAACGGATACTCTGGTTAAAGATGAATCATACGACAAATATAATTTGGAGAACATTATTGCTTGGTGGAAAAATAAAGCCACCAATCGTTATGAAACTTTAAAATCTGAAGGTCGTTTGAGGTCTGAATTGGAAGTGTGGACCAATAATACTAACATTGATATCATAAGATAAATACTTTTATTTAAGATTACTATGGCAACCAAAATTCATCCTGTTATTAAGGTGTTAAACAAATATTCTTATGAGTTGAAGAAAAAAACTCGGGGTAAGGAAGTCTATACAGTTAGGTCATCCGACAGAACCAAAACACAAAAAGAAATTGAAGAATTATTGACTAAAGTTAAAATCTTTAATTACAGAAAAAAGGATGCGGCTCTATCAGGTAGTACACAAGTTACAGTAATTGATGATACCGAAGTGAAGAATAATCAAATAATTTTGGTGTTTAAAGCAGCTGCTGGTGGTATGCAAGAAACTACTTTAAATTCTACAATTACGGAATTGGCACCAGCAATAGCATTTACTCAAGGCATAACACCAAAAGATTATAGTGATTTTTATGATAAGATTAAAGCAATCGATCCAAAGAAGTTGAATGTCTATGTGAATGATAAAGATAGAAAATCTGGTATAGACTTTATCAATAATTTTCCTAAATCTTCAAAATTTAAAACCAAGATGGAAAATGCCATTGGAGTTTTAAATTGGTTAAAATCCGAAAACAAAAAAAATCCAATTAAAAATGTGATATGGGGTTATCGTGCAAAACCGGCTAATGTTGATCCAAAACACAAAGGTGACTTGTTTGTTGAATATAAAAATGGAACAATGTTGGGTGTATCCTTAAAAGCTGGTGAAGAAAAATCAAGTGAACCAAAACTAAACACTTATGTTAATCCTATTTTGGAAAAGTTGGACAAATCTGAAGTGGACAAATTGAGAAATAAATTATATGATGATGTTTATTTTAAATTTAGTGATTCAAAAGAAGGTTACGATAAGATTTCTAAAAGACAGACCATAAACAAATTGGCTGAATTGGAAAAAATTGATGTTAAAGGATATGATGAACTTTACGATAAAGGCCTAACAATCATTCGTAACAAGTTAATTGAAGTATTTCCTAAAGATGTTGCAACAACCGTGAAGTATCTAAGGCAAGCAATTACAGGCCAATCCGGTGATGTTCCATTATTGGTACTGAAAGCCTTTAATACTCAGGTTAAAATTTTGACTGATGAGGATGACGTTGATGTATTTTTAGGAAAAACAAAATCAATTAAATGTTATGCATCAACAACATCAAAACAGGATTTCTTTATTGAATTGATTGGCAATAACCAAACCGATAAATTAGTAATGAAATTTTCAGTAAGAACAAACAAAACCGGTGATGAACATAAATTGGGACAATTCTTCAATTTAGCCGTTAAATTCAATGGAGTTAAATGATGGGACTAATAGATTTTGATAAATTAGCAAAAGAATATGATAACATGGAAGATGATTTTGGATTCTCTGCCGTATCGGAAGAAGAATACAATTCGGTTATCAACAAAACGGCCGAAACAGCCGATGATTATAAAACAAGATTGACGGAAGTGGAAAAAATAGTTATTCCTTTTCTCACTAAATTACATTCGACCGGAGATAAAGAATACATATATTGGCCGAATCGTAAACCTTTAATTGAAAAACAAATAGAGAGAATACTCAAACTAACTAGGAATTAATTATGAGCGCTACCGTGATTATACCGACTACTGGAGTACCAGAAGTTGTTGATGCTGTGAAATCTGTTTTGGAACAAACTTATCCAACAGATTGCTATGTTGTTATTGATGGTGAAGAATATACGGATCAATCTGTTGAACTATTAAAACAGTTTGATGGAAATGAACGATTTCATATCACATCACTATCTATCAATGTCGGTGCCAAAGGATTTTATGGGCACCGTGTCTACGCTGCCTTTACTCATCTAATTAACACCGATTATGTTATGTGGCTCGACCAAGATAACTGGTTGGCGGACCGCCATGTGCAAAATTGCGTTGAAACAATTGAGGCAAGAAATTTAGAATGGTGTTATTCACTTAGACAAATTCGCCATAAGAATGGAGATTTTGCTGCTTTTGATGATTGTGAATCATTAGGCAAATGGCAATCATATCATGGAATAAATCATATTGATACAAATTGTTATTGTGTTAAAACAGATGTTGCAACTAAGATTGCAAGTGTCTGGCACGGTGGTTGGGGACAAGATAGAGTATTTCTATCAACAATTGCCCAACACTTTCAGAAATTTGATTGTACAAATGAATATACTGTAAACTATCGTGTGGATGGTGGTCGAGGATCCGTTACTGCGGATTTCTTTGAGAATGGTAATAAAATAATGAATGAAAAATATAATGGAGAGTTCCCATGGCGCAAAAAAACTTAATCATTGGCGGTTTCACAAACTACGGAATCAATCAACTAAAACCTTGGGTATTATCAGTAAAAGAAGTTGCTGGTGATAATGATGTTGTTTTGGTTTATGGTAATGCAAACCAAGAAACATTAAAATGGTTGGATGAACAAGGAGTTATTCTTGTTCCAATGTTACACGTCCAAGGTGTACCCATTCATGTATTACGATTCTTATCAATCTATGATTATTTGAGAAGTCATTATAAAGATTATCAATACGTTGTTACCACGGATGTCAAAGATGTTTATTTCCAAACAGACCCATTTAAATTTTTGGTTACTCGCAAATTAGTTATTGCTTCTGAAGGTTTGAGATATAAAGATGAAGCTTGGGGTAATGAAAATCTATATCAAGCATATGGTCCATTTGTTTATGAAGAATTTAAAGATAATGAGATATTTAATGTTGGAACCTTCGGTGGCGAATCTGAATATGTAAAAGATATGGTGTTTCATATCTTCACCAACGGAGTCAACCGTCCAATTCCTATCGTGGACCAAGCC